ATTCCAAACGCAACATTTCACGCATGTGATCAACGTTTCGTGTTGTCATTCCAATGGTTTTTCATTCAACAAATCAATGATTTGATCGGTTGACAATCCGGAGAAATCCGGTGCATTGGTTGTCATGTTGATGTCGGTTCGTTCAATGTAACCGCGTTTTTTTCCTTTGGTTTTTAAATAAAAAATCGTAGCCGCAGTCGATCCATCACGAATTTGTTTGTGCAATTCCGATTCAACGAAATCCAATGTTGTTTCGTTCAAATCATCCACATCATGTTTGAATTGTGGATCATCACGCATCCAATCGTAAAATGTTGACCGGTGCAAACCGATTGATCGACATGCAATGGTGACAATTCCCAATGATTTTTCCAATGCATCAATGAATGCTTTTTTTCGGATGTCGGTTTGTGTCGTTTTCCGAACCGGTTTTTTCGGTTCAATTTGGTTTTTAATTGTGTTCATTTTATTTGCATTTTGATTCCAACAATTGTTTCAATCCATCCAACATGTTTTGTCGCAATGTCAATTCGTTTTTCCGCCAATTGCGTTGAATGTCCATCCATTTGTTCCAATCCGGTTTCATCATTTCGATGGTGTTCATCATTGATTCGTGATCATCAACCAAAAATGGTTCAATTTCATCCACAAACGCGCCAATTTCCGATTTTTTTATTGTTTCCATACAATTCCGGTCAAACAACATGATCACGTTGGAAAATCCGGCTTCATACCATCTATTTGCAAGGTTGTTGAACATGGAATGTGTGAATTGATCTTCGATGTACAATGAAAACATGAAATGGTTCAATGTTTCGCGTTTGTTCATCCATGACAATTTCCGAATCCAAATTGGATTGCATCCGATGTGTTTGTATTTTTTGAAATTTTTGTCGGATGTTGACAAATGGATTCCATGTTGCAAATATCGGTTGAAATACATTGCGCGATCCTTTCGAAATGTTCCGTAGTAAATGCAATCGTATTTTTTGATCGTGTTTTCGTTTGGTTTCCGCGCAAATAACAAATTCAAATTGAACACATGATGTTCGGCAACATGTTTTTTGTGGATCGCATATCCATCGAAATTCGTGATGTAAATGAAAGGCGGTGGAAATGTCGAAACAAATGAAATTTGTTCGTATTCATTAGAAATCAAAACGCGCGGTGCATCCGGATTGTTTTCGACCATTTTTTTGATCAATTGAAATGGTGCATAAAAAGCCGTATAAGACAACATCAAAATGTCATATTTTTTGGTCAATGCAACCAAATAATCGTTTTCGGTGATCAACACATCCGCATCCAAATGTTTTCCAATGATGATCGAATTGCGCAAATGTGCATCGATTCCCTTTGATGAATCGAATTTTTTATTTGGATAAATTTCCAAAATAGCCATTTTCATCACAAACCGGCTTTGATCAAAAATTCATTGAATCCAATTTTGGTTGTTCCAATGTTCAATTTTGTTTGCAATTGTTCCATTTGTTCAATTGAATCACATTTGATCGTAAAATTTACCGATTCATTGAATCCGGATGCATTTTCGATGTCAAACAAATCATCATCGTTGAATGCGATTGGAACATCCATTCCCCAATCAACCAATTGAACGGAATCAAACGTGTTTGCTAACATGTCAAAATTCCATTCACCGAATCCGACATTGTCTTTGATCATGAATTCGTTTTTTTCGGCATCGGTTAAATTTTCAACGATCATCACCGGAATTTTTTTCAAACCGGCTTCGCGACATGCACGAAAACGCATGTTTCCGCCTAAAATCACCATGTTTTCATCAACAACGATTGGTCTAATGTCCAACATTTTTTCAAACGATTTGATTGATTCAACCAATTTTTTGAATTTGTGATCTTTGATGAATCGCGGATTTTGATCATTCAACACCAATTCGGTGATTTTTACATTTTTTATTTCCATTTTTTGTTTTTATCGTGTTTTCAATCCAAATCCATCAAAATGATCGCATTTTGCAATGATGGATAGTCAAAAATTGGATTGTTTTCGAAAAATTCAATTGCATCAATTTGATCAAAATCCGGTGATGTCAATTGTTTGACCATTTTTTTGAATGACATGATCGGTTGACCGGTTCGTGAATAACCGATCACACATGGTTGAAAAAATTCGGACAATGATTCGGAACCATCATCCATCAATTGTTCCATCAAATCATCCATTTTATCAAAATATAAATTCCGTAGATGATTGCACATGCACCAACGCGGAACATTGTTTGAACCATTTTTGGAATGTCATCAAACCATGAACGGATTGAATGTGATGTCAAATGTGGCAAAAAAACCATGATTTGTCGATCAATAAAAAATAATACTATGGTGATTGGTGTCAAAATGATTCCGGCAATTGCCATCATTTTTTTTTTGTGATTTGTTTTCATGTTTCAAAATTAAGTAAAAAAAAGCGGTGACAATTCCAAAAACACGAAAAATTTTGTCAAACAATCATGTGGAATCATCACCGCATTGGATCAATACATGTCCAAATTTACTATATTTTTTTGAATAAATGTCAAATAAAAAATTTCACCGGTCAATTTTGTTGTTTCAATTTCAATTCCGTTGAATTGTAAAAATTTAACGAATGAAATCATTTGTTGATTCAATTGTGGATTTTTCCAATACAATTTTGATGGATTTTTGAATCCAAAATCATCGGAAAAAGAAAACCATTCGCGTTTCAAATGTCGAATTTCCAACAATTCACAAATTGATGTTGGAACAACCAAACCATTTTCAAATTTCAAATTCAAAATGATTGGTTTTCGTTTTTTTTGATTTGGCGCGTTTTCAACCATCGTGTGAACCAAATCCATTCATTCGACATTTTATGCGTTCATTTGCGATAAAAACCGCGTATTTTGACATTTTACGCATAAACATGCAAATGCAAATCAATTTTTTTTTCATTTTTGTTCAATGTATGTGATTGAATCATCATCATCATCATCCGCGTTTTCAACCGGTGTTCGTTCAAAATTTAATGTTTTCAATGCGGATTCAATACCGCGACCAAATGAAATTTCCTTTGAATTTCCAAAATTGATCAATTCATCCGATGCATCAAACAATTGATTGACATCCAAATCCGTTTCAATTCGTTCATCGGTGTCCATCATCCACAATGGTGTTTGATCACCAACGTAAGCGCAAAACGTGTTGAATTCCAAAAATTCAATTGCATCAAATCGCGACATTCCATCGCGGTTCATCAATATGCGAATTGCCAATTCAACCGAATAAATGATCCGGAAATTCCAATCGATTCCGATCACCGCATCATCAAAACCATCCGCAATCAAAAGATTGTTTTTGCCAAATTTTTCAATGTATTGTGTTAATTTTTTCATTTTATACAAATTTAAGGTTTTTTATTTTACAAATTTTTCACGCGATTTGGAAAACCGCAATAAATTGTGTTGAAAATTGTTGGTTGATCATCATTCCAATGCAAATCATCCATGTCAACACCAAATCGTTCCGGATCATCATTGATCGCGTTTTCAATCATTTCATGAATGCGTTTGGTGTTTCGTTCATTCAATGTGCAATTTTCAACAACATCACCATCATTCAAACACCATGAAATGTTTGTGATGTCAACGTTTATTTTTTCAAAAATTCCATCACCATCAAATGATGATGTGTCAATGTCGACATCGAAATCGATGAACATGGTTCGATGGTGTTGATTGAACATTTCCAATTCGGAATTTCCAATTGACCATTTTGATTGATTGATTGATCGTAATTTTAAAAAATTTTCCATTTTGTTTTTTTTTGTTTGATGATTATTAATTTTTTTCGTTTAACCAATTGAATGCATTTTTTCGGTTTGGTTCGTATTGAACACCATCGATTTGATTTTGATTTTGATCCATGTTTTGCAATGTCCAAAGTCTTAATCGTTTATCGAACCAAATGCGTTTTGTTTTTGTTTTGTTTTCGTGTGATTTCATGATGTTTTTTTTAATATGCACCGGATGATGTATGTGATTTTTCATTCAATTTTTTTTCAAACCACAAACTAATTTGAATTTCACCGGTTAATTCATCAATGTCAATAATTTGACTTTTTGGAATCCATGCCATGCCAACCGACATGCAATTCAATTGAATTGCGTTTTCCGTAACGCGATAAATTTGACCGCGTGAATTAATTGATGAAATTTTGTATTTTGTGCCAACCGACAATGATTGAATTTTGTTTTGCAATGTTTTCATTTTGTTTTTTTTTTTGATGAATGCCGGATCGATTTTCGATCCGGCGGTGATTATTTTTTTTTATGCAAAAATGATTGATTTTGATTTGCACATTTCACGCAATTCGTTTCGATATTTTTGATCTTTTTTAAACCAAACATTTGATGAAAATTCAATTGATTCGATCAAATTGTTTGTGATGCAATTCATCCATTCCGCCATGATTTCCGGTGTATTGTTTGCAATGTTGTTCAAATCCAATCCAACCGGTGTTTTTGTGTTTAACATTACACGTTGCATTGGTGCGGATGTCATTGATGATGATCCAATTGACAATTCCATCATGAAATTGATTCCATCGGTTGTGTAATGAATCCAAATTTTGAAATCCAATCCGTAATTCATCACCGGATTTGCATCAACAATAAAAATGTTGTTGATTTCATGTTTTGACCATCCATTCATTGTTTGTTTAACTAAATGCTCATAACCGAAATTTGATGCATGTTTTTGAACGAATCCGGATTCCATCAATTCATCCAATGTTTTGAATTGATTTTTTACGATTAATTTGTTTGACCATTCGATCCAAATCATTTTTTCGTTGTTAATTGATTGATTTCCAACGTTTTTTGTGTTTTTTGTGTTCATTTTTTCGTTTTTTAAATTGTTTGACATGCACAAATATACATGTTTTTTTTAATGATGAACATTTTAGTGAAAAAAAAGTGAAAAAAAAATCAAAAAAAAACGCATTAAAAAATTAATGCGTTCATTTTCAACCACTTAACTACTTATTTTTTTATTAAAAATTTACCGATTTTTTCCAATGTTGATGAATTCAACGATTTGTTTTCAACGTTTCCGCGCATGTAAACCCACAAATGTGATTGATGGATTCCGGCATTGCGTGAAAATTCGGTCAATGTCATGTTGTTTTTTAATATAAAATCTTCAATTAATTTTTTGACATTGTTGTTCAATTGTGACAATTGTTTTGCGTTCATGGTTTTGAATTAAAATGGTAGATCATCATCACCAACCAACAAATCCAATTGATCCAATTTTGGTTTGATTGATGTTTCCGGATTTTCCGGTGATTTTGTTGTCATTTCTTGTTGTGTACGATCCGAAAATGATTGCGATTTGTAATTGATCGACCAACATTCGATCGTGTTAAAAAACCGCGTTTGTGATGTTTTTGGATCAATCCATTCGCGACCGCGCAAATTGATCATGCATTCAACCGAATCACCAAAATTCAAATTGTTTGCCAAATCACATTTGTCATTTGTCAATTGCATTGAAATTAATTGTGGAAATTTTGATTCCGCATCGGTTTGAATTACAATTTCGCGTTTTTTGAATTTGTCGGAAATTTGTTCGATTTGTTTAATGTGATGGATAGTTCCAACGATTTTGATTTGATTTGTCATTTTGTTTGTTTTTTAAATTGATTTGTAAAAATTTGAATAAATTTCACGAATGATTTCAATTCGTGTTTTCATGGCATTGATCACATTGTCATCGCGATCAATCCGAAATGGTTTGACACGTTTTTCCAATGGAATGTGATCGAATGTAAATTGTGACCGCATTTGTTGTTCCATTATTTGTTCGATTTCCGATTGCGACAACGATTCATATTTTGGATTTGACAACGCGCGCCACGTTGCGCGATTTGTTTCATCCAACAACATTTGATCCGGATGGTTTGTCAACGTGTAAACCAAAAACGAATGATCGCGTTCCATCAACCACATGTAAGATTGCATTTGATAAAAATAAATTTTATTAGGACATTCCGTTGCAAACCAAGGAAATGTTGTTCCATCGAATGAACATTTGATGTCACCGCAAATCATGTTTGAATCGACATCCGGTTCACCGGTGATCCATTCGTTCGTGTACCGGATTTTTGGTTTGTTGACATCAACATCGAACCAATCCAACACATCAATTGCCATTTGAACACCGATTTTTTCGTTTTGGATGCCTTTATCAATGTATTTGGATGAAATGTCCGTTTCGATTCCGTATTTGTCAAACAACACAATTTTTTGGATTTCTTTCATTGCGGTTTCACCAATGTTTTTTCCGGTTCGATCGTTTGCCATTAAATTTCCAATCATTGATGCGCGTGCTAAAAATTGATGTTTCATGATGTTTGAATTGATGTGATTGATTTTTTTTGTTCATCCGACAATTCGAATTTTTCCATGATTTGTTCCGGTGTATATTGTCCGGAATTTATTGCGCCCAAAACCGAAATGAATTGTTTTTCATTCAACGTTTTTTTGATCGTTTTTTCATTTGCCGGTGTTTTGACATTTCCGCGCGCATCCAAATCTTCATCCATTGTCACAATTCCCAAAATGCCACAAAATTGATATTTTTTGTAGTATGTTAATTTTGCACCATCGGTTTGAAATAAATTCATTCCTTTCAATTCAATTCCGGATGGAATTTTGGTGTCGGTTGAAATAAATTCACCGGATGTCGAATGAAACACAATTGTTCGCAAAATATCGGAACCAATCATTTGTTGTGAAAATCCAATGTTCCATTTGATCATGTGCGGTTTTGCAATTTCCAAAATTTTTGAAAATTCCGCGTATTTGTAACCGAAACCATTTTTTGATTTTGGTATTGATGGACATTCGGATTGAAATCCGCACAATGCAACCATCATTTTGGTTCCAAATGTCATTTTTTTTGTTGGTTCATCCATGATGAATTCCAACGATTCGATGTTTTGATTTTCCATTTTTTTTAGTATTTTATAGTAAATAATTTTAAACCAAACAACCGCAATTCAAAAACACGTTCATTTGGTTTTTTGATGTTTTGCCGGTTGTTTTTTTTGATGATTGGATCATGATTGATGAATTCGGAAACCATTGATTCATCAAATTTGTTGACAATTGGAATGTCGGTGATGATTGGTTTTTGATTTTCCAATGCTTTTTTCCATTCCAACATCAATTTTGAATCAATTTTAATTGATTTCAAATCATTTGTTTGATCATCAAAAAAATTGATTTTGGATTGGATTTGTTTTGGTTTGGATTTTCCAAATTTGAAACCATTGCGAATGATCCGCACAAAATTTGATGCATTTTTCCGGTTTTGATATTCGGAACGATAGTTTTGTTGCAATTTTTTGATTGCGTTGACCATGTTCAAATCCGGATTGTTGCCAATCCAAAATTTTCCGGCATTTTCCGTTTGCGCAATGATTCGCAACGTTTTCAATTGATCGACAATTGCACCATTCAAATTGAACGTTTCAACAATTGGTGATGTTTGCACAAATGGATCATTTTCAATTTGTGTTTTCAATTCATGCAAACAATCAATTGTTGCACGAACCATTTCATTTTTTGTTCGTTTTTTTTTCATTTGTTAATTTATTATTTTTTTTGCGTTATGGATGCGCAACCCCCTTTTTAAAATTTTAAACCACAATCAATCGGATGCGTGATGCAATCCACAATGTGATGTGACCATTTTGATTGATTTGAATCGGACAATCGACAAAATGTTCCAAAATTTTCCGATCATGATTCATCATGAATGTTGTCGTTTGATTTGTCATGTCCATGTTGAATGAATTTTCAATGATCAAATCAACAATTTTTGGATCACATTTGATTTGCAATTGTTTTGAATATCGATGTTGAATTGTCAATGTTTTGAT